TTGCTCATTATTTAATACAATTAATCCTTTTTTATTTAGGATTGATAAAAGAAAAAGAATACATTTATTTTTTAAGTCATTCATGATAATTCTTCATTCAAATTTGCATTCATGATTTTGCCATTCATGTCTATTCCTAGACCATAAAGTGCATTCATTTTTGTCTTAAAATCGCATTCACTAATAAGACCATTCATATGATCTTGTATTAGTTGTTTAGCATTAGATTCTTTATATATAAGGCTATCAATTACACGTTCTTGTAATTGTTGCCTATCTAGTTCGGACATAGTAGACATAATTTGGTTTTGTTAGTTTAGATGGTTTAGGTAGGTTTTATATATCTAACCTGCTAAAGACGGATTTCTATCTGCTGCACTTAATGACGGTTCATTCTTAGGGTCATTCTCTTTTAAGTATTGAGTGAATTGTTCTATAAATTCATCAGAATCTATTTCTAATTCAGGGTGATCATCAGCGAAAGAATCTCTTTCGCTTTCTAACCATTGTTCGTGACCATCGTGTGACATAGTTTGAATAGTTGTTTGGTTATTTTTATTATCCTTTACTAAAGGAGAGGATGTCAAGTGATTTAACAAAAAAAAACTAGGTAATCAATACCTAGCTTTTGACTGTCGTTTTGTCGTTACGACATTTTAAAAACTTACTAAGTCTTTCCTTATCTTTTGCAACTTCCCTATTGCTTCAATCCTTTTTTCATCATCATCTATATATAAAATAGATTCTTGTTCATTACATAATAATTTTATTTGAGTATTATCAAACTTATTTTTTAATTCCATTGATTCTATACTCTCAGGTACTGCTGATATATCATATTTTATATATAACCTTTGAGCCGTTCTAATCGTAACGCCCATTTCATCAGCTATTTCTTGTTTAATCTTTATTGGTATCTCATGCTGTCTATATGATCTTAATTCCTTTGTATTCTTATCTTTTATTTTCTCTTCTTTTATTTCCTTTTTTCTAATTTGTATAAAATCAGGTAAATCATCTTTTTTGAGTTTAGCTTTAAATAAATTAGTCATTTTCCTTTAACCTCTTTTCTTACTTTTTCAAAAATCTTATAAATATTTTCCTTATCTTCTGATTTCCATTTGTTATCTAAAACTAAATAGACTAAATAGTCTAATCCTTCATAAAGGGATTTAGTCTCTTCTTTGCTTAGGTTTAATTTCATTATTCGTAGCTCCTAGATACAAATTTTTTCTCTTCTAATTGGTCATATATATATTTACTATTTTCACTTAAAGTTTCATAAGACAAACTTGGAGCTGGCTTAAATCTTAAATTTGTTTCTATTCTGCATCTTCTAACATTGTTAGGGTGAAACATACCAGAATAATTCTCGCAAAAGTAAAGCCAATAAGCTTCAACGATATCAAAACGGTCAAATTCCATCACTTAACCTCCATTTCGTACTGTTTAGCAGCTATAGAAATTAATCGGTTATGTTGTGTATCTCTAGGCATAACCACAGTGAAAAATCTTTCTTTATGCTTTGGAAATTCTCCATCAAACACTCTTATATAAAAATTAGATAATTCACCAGTTAAATCTTCGCAAATTCTAAAACTTTCATTTGTTGAATGACATACCCAAGCACTTGGAGGTAACACGTTAAGCATTTCATGGAATCTTTCTTCTGTAATCTCTTTGACTATCCCCGCTTTATATTTCTTTCTATCTGCTTTTTGTACTAGCTCTAACGCTTTTCCAAAGCTTATTAGCTCTAATTCAGGATGTTTCTCCTGATACTCTTTTTTAGTTTCTTCAACATATGCAACCTTTGTATTATCTTTTAAATTCTCGAAAGAATCACAAAGGCAAACAGTATTAATTCTGTTTTCTTTTGAATCGTAAAAAGTAGGAGTCTGATCAATTGGTAATTTCATTTTGTTTTTTTTGTTGGTTGTTTTTGTTTAATAGTTGGTTGACTTCCTTTTTTGCTTTAATTAATAAAGGATCATCTTCTGTTAATTCGTCATAATTAACGATTGTGATTTTTTGCATGATTAAAAAGGATTACTCCAATTTTCATATTGCTTAAGTGTTATCTTTCCATCTTTACAGAGTGAATCTGTATAATAAGACCATTCTAAACGGTTCATAATTGAATCAGTTTTTGAGATCGAATAAAACTGCTTAAAGACTCTTAAAGCTTGTTGTTTTGTTAGTGTCATTTTTTAAGTTGTTTTTAAGGTTTGCTTGATAAATTCTTGTAATCTTTCTTCTGATTCTTTGATTACGTTTTGAATATTTTCTGACTCGTAAGCTTGTAAGTAATAATCAACAAGCTCTTGAGCTTTTTTTCTATTCTCGTTATTGCTAGCAGTTGCTACCAATACCATAGAGTCGATTAATGCTTCTTTATTGGTCATCTTCTAACCCTCGCCAAATAATCACAAGCTGATTGAACGTTATTAGCACAGTGAATTTCAGTGCTCTTATTAAGACTGCTAGTCACTGCTGAAACTCCAACAGTGATGAAAAGTACATAAGTACTAAAGACTATTAAAAATGATTTCATTGGTGAAAGTCCTCGTCTTCAAAATTTTCCGATAACCAGTTGAAGGAATCTAAGCTAATTTCAATGAATCCCTCTTCTTTTGAGTGGTACCATTGAATGCCCAATGCGTTCAGACTGTCGTAATAATCAAAAGAAAGTAATTTCATTGCTTAAGCTCCTACTAATTCTTGTATTCTCTTAAGCTCTACATCTTCAGAAGTTACCCACTCGAAAGAGTAGCCAGCATTTTTGAGCTGCTGCATGTCTGACTCGTCGATGGTTAGCTTTTTAGTTAAAGCGTTGATCCATTGGTGCTCGTCACTTCTTACATAGATGCGAGCTTGAAAAGTTTTGACTAGTTCAACTTGAATAACTGTGTTCATAGGTTGAAATGGTTTTTTTGGTTGTCTTAATCCTATCATGTCAATTACTAAACGATAAGTTTGAGTCTGGAAAGCTTAACACTTCTAATGCTCCTAGACCTTGCAAGCTTATGAGCCTTTGTAAGCTCTGGAGTTGCTGTTTTCGCTTGTCTTGCTGTAGTGGCCTTGTAAGGCCCTCTCTTGGCGTTTTGGGCCTCTCTTGGTGTATTTCACGCTAGATTGTGCGTGATATGTGCCCACTTGCTGCAAGGCGTTTTCAGGCGTGTTCTTTAGTTGTCCAGGTGCTTAGGTATTTCTACCTAGTGACGATGGTTAGATTGTCCTAAGTATAACTACCTAAGTAATCTTGCCTAAGTATAAGTACCTAGTGAGAAATGATACATCTAGGTATTTTTACTTATAACCTATTATAACAGAAATCCCAGTGATAGCAGGGGGTTTGGGACGAATTCTTTATATTTTGTAACACGACGGGGGGAACTTAAATATATTTTGCCAATTAAATTGCGTCCTTAAATATAAACAATTAAGAAGGTTGTTTAGGTTCTACTTTTATGGATAGTTCAGGAGCCTGGATGCTAACGTGTTCAACGCTTTCACCTATTACTTTTCCTATGGAGTCAAGGACTTGAGCTGCGGTTTGGAGTTGACCTTTACGGATAGCTTTTTCATAGAGTCGAAGTCTTGCTGCCTGGAGGCGAGCGAGCATATTATCTCTATCTTTCTGCCAATCTTCGTTATTCCAGGCATTAACTTGTTTCCAGTCTGTCCAAGCAGTTGTTACTGAAACGCCTTCTTTGCTTGCGTGATCGAGGACAAGTTGTCTAGCTGGAAGACCTTCAAGTTGTCTTCTGTAGAGTCGTTGTTGCCTAGCTTCTACGATCAATCTAGGATTTTTATTGCCTACAGTTCGTCTAGGTTTTTTAACCTCTGGGGTAAAAGAATTATCAAAATTGTTAATACATGAATCAGTCACGGACGCAACTCAAAATAACGTTATTAATAGGATGATACCCTTTTGTAAGTAATTTGGAGTAAAAATAGGGGGGTATAAGTACAAAATTGATTAATTAGGGAAAGTATGACTGTAAAAACAGCACCAGAAATAAATTTAAGATGGGCGCAGGGAGAAGTATTTAACAATGATAAACGCTTCCGAGTATTAGTTGCTGGGAGGAGGTTTGGGAAGAGTTATTTAAGTTGTATTGAATTATTGAGGGGTGCAATTAATAAACCAGGGGAGACATTTTTTTATTGTGCTCCTACATATCGGATGGCAAAAGATATTGCGTGGAAGGCGTTAAAGAGGTTAGTTCCG